TCTACATTTTAGGCATTCCATATTTTTCAAATGTTAATACACCATTTTGTGCTTTTCTTGCTGGTAATGGTAAAGGTAATGCTGGTGTTTCTAATCTTGTTGGATTTCCAGTTTTAATTATATCAACTCTTACAACTGCCGTAAAGAATAAATTTCCTAAAGTAGATTGAGTTAGTTGATTATAGCCAGGTGTTGTTGCGGCTATATATTGCCGACCACGAAGAATATCAACTCCAGTTGGACTTGTATTAAATAACCCAGCACCTGTTCCATTATTACTTTCTGATCTTTTTCTTCCAAGTTTTCTATTTTTGGAGTCTGTTAAACTAAATCGTATTGATGATACTTTTCTCTGTTGAAGATTAATAAAATACTCATCTCCCATTCCATTATCATAACTTATAAACTCAACATCTCGTTTTAATTTCGCAAAAATATCACTTGTAGTAATATCACTATTATTTGATGTAGCTGTAATAGCACTATCACTTAATACTGCCATTTCTAAAGAACCATTTTGAGAAGAACCACATCTTAAATAAACATATGGGTCAGTCATTCTTTGCATTGGAAAATAACCCCTAACTCTAATTTGTGTATTTGTTCCTCCATCAGCATTTAAATTAACTTGAAAACTATTAAATGAAGCGGTGTCTGTATCATCTCGTAATGAACCTAAAATAGCATAACAATCTCCATCACTTCCTAAAGTTTGAATTAAAAGTGTTTGTATTCCATGGACGTGAGGATTATTAGAAGCACCAATTATTTGATATGTAACATCAAACAATCTATCTCCTGTTGCTCCTAATGTTAAAGGAGTTGGTTTAGTATAACTATTAGTTGCAGTATAAGCAGTAGCAGGACTAACTGGAATATCATAATTTAATCCAGTAGCAACATCATATGGTTTAAAACCTTCAACAACATTAGACATTCGTAAAATTAAAACTTTATGTGTTCCCGATGTTACTTCATCAATAACATTACCAATAATATTTGCAAAATCCATAGTAATTTCTCCTAAACTATTATAGTTTTTTCTAGTTAAATCACGCTGAACGGCAGATGGAATTGGAGTTGTGGTTGTAGAACATCTTGTTTGAAATAAACTATTATTAGCATCAATATGGTATAAATTATTAAACATCTCAAAATTAGTTAAAGTCATTCTAATCATCTCTCCATCATTAGCACTAATAGTTGAACCTTCAAAATGAATATTTACATCATCACCTTTTGAATTACCATCTCCTAAAATAGAAGCCTTCTCCGTGTCTATAAACAAGTTAAAACTATTTACAATATCTTGATTACCAAATCTTCCTGTAGATGCCATTATATATTATTATACTATAATAAAATATAATATTTTTTATTCTAAATCATCAATTGTTGATTGAGAAATATCACAAACTTGTTCATTTGGTGTTTCCTCTTCTGCGAAAGCCGTTTCGCACTCGGTATTTGGTTCAACCTTTTCTAAAGGTTGGGAGCGTCCTGTAACCACAATAGGATTAAGAATAGTATCATTAATTACTAAATCTAATTCTTCTTGAATTGTCTTATATCTATCTGTGTATTTAAATGGTTCATTTAATATTTTTTGTTTAAGTAATTCAATTTTTGCTTCGTCAGTATTTTTACACATATCATATACTAATTCAGCATAAAAAGGATTAACATCAGGATATATGATTTTCATATTATGTAAAGCAAGTTTCTTCTCGGCAAGTTGGTCTTCAGTATAATTAAAAGGGTTTTCTTGTTTATGTCTTTCCATTCCTTCAACTTCTAAAGTTGTCATTTATTATAGGGGAATAAAAAAAATTTTATTTAATTTCCTAAATAAATCTTTTAATTTTATTATCTTTTAAAAAAAGATAAGACAAAAGAACGAAGTTGCGTGCGCGCTTCGCTAAAGCGCTAGAAGGCTGGAATTCCATGTTCTGGTAAATTTAATTGTGTTTCTTGTTCAAAATCTTCAAATAATTGCTCGTTTCGTGCATATTCATCTTGTGCTTGAACTGATGATAATTTAGTATAATCTTGTCTTAATGTTTTTCTAGCATCAATTAATCCTACTCCTAATTCAGTTAATTCTTCTCTTGATTTTCCTAAAGTTTTCATTCCATAAAGTTCTTTATATTGACTTGGTGTTAGAGTATATTTATCTTGAGACTTTTTAGATGATAAGTTCATTATACGCTCTTGTTCTGTTTCTTCTTTTTTAGCATAACTTTTATCACTCATTTTTGCCTTTTCTCGCTGTTTAACATATTCAGTTACATCAATATTTCCTTCAATATCTCTTGGTAAATCTTTTACTGCTGGGTCTTTCTTTGATGCTTGAGACATAGGCAATGGCATATCAGGTGCTTCAGGTAAAGCACTTTCATCAAATTCTTTTCTTTGCTCTTTTTTACTTGAAGGAGGTCTTTTTTCTTTAGCAATATATGTTTCTGTGCTTGTAATTGTTTCAGTTAGAAAAGGTAAAGGCATTCCAGTCATTTCTTCATATTCTTTAGCATCTCTTGCTCCAGCAAGTTTTAACATTTCTTTATATTTATTTACATCTGTTACATTATAATCCATAGTCATAGACTTTTCAACTTCACCTTCTCTTAATGCTTTAAATCTATTATCAGGTAATGTTGTTCTTAAATTATAACCTTTTTGTGTTAAAGCATTATAATATACTTCTCCTCCACTTAATCTTCTAAATCTCTCATCTTGTGCTATAGCAGTATTTTGATTTATAGAATTTACTTTAGCATTTTCTAAATTACTTAATAAAGTGCTATTTAATTGCGATTCAACTTTTATTATTCCTTGTTTGCTATCTCTTAATGCTTTATTTACTTGTAACACATTAACGCTTTGTTTTCCTAAATTTGATACAAGTTGTTCTTGTGATATTGCTGATTTAGCATTAATAATATCTACAAATCCTCCTTTCCTTTTTAGTTCTTGGTTCATACCAAAATCCATTCCCATTTTTGGTAAAACACCCTGTCTAAACTTTGCTTGTCTGTCTTCTAAATCAAAATTGCTGGAACCTAATTTCTTTCTGTATCCCATTGTAGAAGCATAAATTGCTTTTTGTTTATTTTCAGCATTACTTACAGAGGATAAATTAGCAATATCATTAATAGGAAATCGTGATACTCTCTTACGCTTAATATCTTTTGGCATTTTAATTCCAGTAAATTCATGCTTATCCATAACGATCATCTCAAGAGCAGATGCTAAACCTAAATTAGGTGCTTGGAATTCAGGATATGCTGATTGAATTGATAGGTCGCTTAATACTCCGCCCCGCATTTTTATATATATATATACTTTTATAAAAAGTATAACAAAAGTAATTAATTTTTGGTATTACCTTTTTTTAAAAGGTATATATATAGCTATATATAAATGACTAAACTCTTGGATATTAAACCAAGTCCTAGAGAAGATAAGAAATTAGTAGCGACCTTTTGTCACTGTAAAGGAGAAACAAAATGCTGTGATAAGGATAGAACTAAAATACATTTTGGTGCTAAAGGAAGTTCAACATATTTAGACCACCACGATGAAAAGAAAAGAGCCGCATATATTGCTAGGCATAAAGTTAATGAAGATTTTAATAAACCTATGACGGCAGGAGCATTAGCAAAACATATTTTATGGGGAAAATATACAAATTTGAGAGATAATATACAAGCATTTAAGAAACGATTTAATCTTTAGGGATAAACTATTTTATTTAGGGATAAACTAAAAGATAAACTATTTATTTAGGAGATAAACTATAAATTATTTTCTTTTGCTATTTTATAAATGACTAAAGCCAAAGAAGAAAGTGAGGAACAGCGTGAAGCCCGTTTAGTTAAAGCAAGAAAACAAGCAACTAAAGCAAGAGAAGAGAAGATGGTAGAAAAGTATAAAGATAAGGTTTTAGCAAAAGTTGGGGGTCGCCCCAAACGCGATGATGATGAGGCGAGTGCGAGCCGCCCTGCTCGCAAAGAAGAAAGCGAAGATGATGATGAAGATGATGAAACACCAAAGAAACCATTAAAACCAGTTAAAGAACCGAAACCAATCAAGGAAGAAGTAAAAGAAGAAGTTGCTGAAGAAGAAAAACCTAAAGGAGGGGATCGCCCCTCACGCGATAATAATAAGGCGGTTGCGAGGCGCCCTCCTCGAGCAAAAGTTATTATAGAGCAATCCAGTGATGATGAAGATACTTTTGAAGCATCTAAAGATGTTATATTTGTTAAGCGTGTAAGAGCAAAACCAAAAGCAGAAGCACCATCACCTCAAACACCTCAAGCACCTCAACCACCACCAGTAACCAGACAAGAACAACCATTACCTGAACGCTATCAACAACATCTACAGCAACCACAACAACAACCACAAAAAGCAATAATGACACCTGAAAAGCGATTAGAAATGGAAAGATATTTAAATATGACACGAGGTAATTTTTTGCCTATGTCTCGTCCTAGGTAACAAACTAAATATATGTAATATTAAATCGTATGGTAAATCAAAAAAATAATTATATTTTACAATTTTTCTTTTCTTCATTTAGTATATATTAGATGAGGAAAATAAATGAAGTATCAAGTGATGATGAGGAGGAAAAAGTAACTCGTAAAAATAAAAAGGCGAGTGCGAGCCGCCCTGCTCGCATAAAAGGTATGGAAATTATTCCTCCTAAACACGAATCGGGTCAATACAAGACATCACCTAATCTTCCTAAAATGCACCAAGTATGTGTAGCGGTAGGAAAAAGAGCTTCAGGTAAAACAACAGCAGTCGTTAATCTAATAGAAAAAATGAATTATGATTATTGTATTTGTGTTAGTCCTACTATGAATAGTAATAAAGAAATTATGAGTAGATTAAAAGTAGAACATATTTTTGAGGATACAGACGACACAGCAATAGTAGATAATATAAAAAATATTATTAATCAAGAAGCTACAGATTTAGAAACTTATTTAGAAGACCTAAAAAAATATAATAAACTAATGAAAGATATTAAGTCGGGAAAATATATGGGTAATGATGATTTATTATTACAATTTTTTAATGATGAAGATAATATGTTTTTAAAACCAACCCATAGATGGAATGGAGAAAAACCAAAAATTGCTGTAATGATAGATGACGCAATGGGTTCTATGTTATATGCAAAACCAAGAAAATTAAATGGATTAGCAACATATAGTAGGCATTTAGGGCAACTTAAAGAAGGCGGTGCTATTGGTTGTAGTTTATTTTTCTTAATTCAGTCCTTTAAAGCACAAACAGGAGGACTTTCAAAGGTTATTAGAAATCAGGCAACAAGCATGATACTTTTTCGCACGAAAGACGCTAATGAGTTAGAAGATGTTGCTGAAAGTGTTGCTGGAGAGATAGATAAAGAAACATTTTATAAAATATATGATAAAGCAATTGGTGATGGTAATAATTATGAATTTTTATTTATTGATTTTCATCCAAAACCCAATCAAAGTATGTTTCGCCAAAGATTTGATATATTTTTATATCCCGAACAAATAATTAAAGAAAAAAATTGATTTAAAGATAAAAAGATAAAAAGAGTATAAGATGCCTGACTATCAAAAAGGAAAGATTTATAAACTATGGTCTCCAAGTAAAAATTTAGTTTATTATGGTTCAACAATTGAAACATTAGCATCACGATTATCAAAACATAAATACGCTTATAACGCATATAAAAATGATAATAATAAAGGATATTGTTGTTCTTATTTAGTAATTGAATGTGAAGATTATAAAATGGAATTAATGGAAGAATATCCTTCTAATAATAAATCTCAATTATGTAAAAAAGAAGGTGAATATATTAAAGCAAATGAATGTGTTAATAATCAAATTGCTGGAAGAACAAAAAGAGAATGGGAAAAAGATAATCCTGATAAAGTAGCAGATTGGTGGAAAAATAATCCTGATAAAAAGAAAGAATATAATAAAACAAGATGCCAAAAAGAAGGTCATAAAGAACAAATGAAAGAAGCATGTAAAAAATATTATGAAATTAATAAAGAATATTTAATAGCAAAACAGAAAGCATATTATGAAGCAAATAAAGAAAAAATTAATGAAACAAATAAGAAAAAATATCGTGAAGCAAAGAAACAAGATTAACAATTTTATATATATATTTTTTTTATAAAAGTTATATATATAAATGGCTCAAAGAACAAAAAGCACACGAGTTGAATTTCGTGAAGAAACTATTTGTAACTATACTGATACAAAGTTTTTAAAAAGCAATGCTATTTGCGATAGACGACAATTCAGTAGTGTTGTTGAAGAATTTGACCCTGTTAATCCAATAATAGGACAAGACCAATTTGATTTTATTATACATAGAAATGAAGCAATACCTCAACCATTAGTAATTCCAGCATCTACTCCCGCAGCTCGTGATACAACAAAAATAATAACAACATTAGAACCAACACAAATCGTTCATCAAGAACCAAGTCTTATGCTTCGTGCAGGTAGGCAAAATATTCCTAATATGGGTGATGCCATTCAAAATGTAATAAATAGACAACAATACATGAATAGATTAAGTAACTTAAATCAAGAAGGAATACCATTAGATGATTTACCTGATAGATCACAATTAACACAAGCACAAATAGATGAAATACTTAATCAACAATTAACAGGAGCAGAAGATTTTGGAGTTTTAACAGCAGAACAACAACAAACATTAGATATGGCACGAGAAATTGACGAATCAGTAATGAGAGCAAGAGCAAAATCAAAAAGTTCAACACGAACATTATTAGATGAGGCTATTGCTACACCTACAACAGAAGGAACTGAATTAACAAATTTAAGAACTACTGAAGCATTACAAAGAGGATATGGAACACAAACACAAAGAGGTTCAGCAGGGCAAGGTTCTTCAACTGACCCTATTACTCAACCTGTTGATTCGTTAAATATTAATATGTTGTCTCACGGATTACCAAGCGAATTATTAACATTATCATTTGATATGCCTCCTGAATTAAGTAATTTAAAAATACCACAAATGCCTGATCCATCAAAAGTAACTGATTTGGCATCTTATAGAATTGAAAAATCAATATATGAAACAAAATTGGCGGATTTATATAAAGCAATTGATGGAACTCAAAAGATAGATGGATATACTAAAGAAATATTAAAAAAACAAATAGCTATACATGAACTAGAAGTTGAATTGCGTGTGCGAATTGCTAATAATCCAGTAACTATTGATGATAGAACTAATGTATTTGGTAGTGAGTTTAATGAACCTAATTTAATTAATTTAGAAGCAAATAAGTTTCAAGTAGAATTGAATAAATTATATATACAACAAGAAATCTATAATGAATTACGCTCAATACCAACAGCAGAGAGAGCAGTCACATTAGCAGAGATGCAAGCAAATTCTACTAACTTTGTAGAGTATTTTCAAAATACAACAGGAAAACCAATAGCCCATAGTGAATTTGTTGAAGCAATTGGAAAAGTAACTGAAACAATAACAACAATTGAACTTAATAATCCAGAGGTCATTCAAATACAACCACAACAATTATCATCAGTGTCAAATGCTATTAAGTCTATAAAATATAGTCAAACATTTCAACAAATAAATACAGCTGCTTTAGGTAAAGCACTCGTTCATACTTCTATTGGTTTTGGTGTTAGTATGGCAGTTGCCCATCTTGCTGGTGAAGCACAAGTATTTAGAAATATTGAAGATATATATCAGCGTGGGGCAGCCATTGGAGCACTTGTTGGAGGAAGTGGAACTCTACCACAAATTGCGGCTCGGTTTTTTGCTATAGCAATGAGAGGAGGAGCAATTCAAGCAGGTGAAACAGCATTAGCAGCTACAAGTCGTGCGTTAGTAACTGCTTCTATTACATCAATTGGAGAGATTGTTGCTGGTGGTATTGTTGGTGCGGCTTTAGTTCCATTAGATATGCTTTTTCAAGATTTTTTACTTAAAAATGGATTTAATAAAGCAGGTGCTGGTGCTTTATCAGGAGCAACTATGGCAGCTATAGGAACAGTTAGTTCATTAGCAATAGCCGCAACTGTTGAAAGTATTGAAGCAGGAGCATTAACATTAGGTGCAGCTTTAGCACCTGAAAGTCTTGGATTATCGGTAGTAGTAGCATTAGGAACAATGGCATTTGCGGCTATTGTAGGAGCAGCTATGGGAGGATTTACAGATGATAGAGCACGAAGAGATAAAGATACATTTAATATTAATAGAAAATGGATATTGGATAATTTAGCGAAAAATAATTATGATGTTATTGGAACTTTTCAAGCATTTGAAAGACAAAAATATAACGGCAGACTTGCTACAGATAAAGAAAGCCAAGATGATTTTGGTGATTATGAAACAACTATGCGACCATTTGTTGAAATGTTATTAGAAAAGTTTGAAGGAAGAACATTTGACAAACAACCAATTCAGTATCACGAATTAAGTGAAAAAGAAAAAGAAATCCAAAGAATAATGTCTAAAGATTTATTACCAACTTTGAGAGATATTGCTTTAAAAGATGGAAATATTCAACTTGCTAACTCTATAAAAGAATTACCTGATTATGAAGAATTAACACAAGAAGAATGGGATTGGATGGATCAAGCAACAGATAAAACTTGGTTTAGAGAAAGTTTATTAGCAGGACAAATTCAATATGAAGATTTAAAATACGCACAAGTGCGAAGTGGCCCCGCTCAAGTTGAATTAACAAGAATATGGGCTGAAACACATACTTTAGAATATCCACCTGAATTAGTTAAATGGGCTACTAAAGATGCTTCATTTGCTGCTCGTTTTACTCAACAGCGAATATTTGACTCACAAAGAATTATAATGGAAAACTTCCAAAATAATGGTAAATTACTTAATGAAAATGAAGTAAATGTTATAACAATGGCGTGCACTCCTGACCCTTTTTTAACAAATCCACCAGACGGAGGTTCAAATTACGCCTTTCGTGTTATGTTCACTGATTATACTAATAGTATGGCTAATACAGCAGATAGTATGAATATAAGCATAAGACAATTAGTAGATTTACAAAAATTACCTGAAGAACGAAGAGCAAGAACTTATTTACAATATCAATATATCACATTAAGAGAAAATAATTTAACACGAGATGAAATAGAAAATCTTGAGCGTTATGACGAACAAAATAGAGCAGTTTTTGCTAGGGGTTTTTATAGTAGAGATGATGAAATATTATCACTTATGCCTCCTGAAGAATATGATACTTGGAACCCTCTTGCGTCTCAAATATATCAAGCACAAGAAGCAGGAATGACTTTAAGACAATATGTAGATTATATGCATTTATTATCTATGGGTGATAGAGGAGACTTTAATAATTTACCTGAATATACTCCAGAAGACATAACACAGCAAAAAATACAAGATAGAGAAGCTTTCCAAGCTCAATTAGATAGAACAAATAATAATTCATTATTAATATATGATGAAGCAACTCAGAGATTTGTTATTAATCCTGCTAATTTAACAAGTTCTGCGGCTCTAATAGCGTTTGCTGATAGAATGGAAGCGATGCCTGAAACAAATCTTTATTATAGTCCAAAAGCATTTCAAAGTGATGAGAACTTTCATACTATGGTAAGTGGAATGAACGAACAAAATCAACAAGCATATGATACTTATAATTATGAATTAGGACAAGATATAGAAGAGTTTAGGGTTCAACACGATAGACAAGCATTTGAATATAATAATTGGCAACATCTTAATGGATTAAATAATTTTATATATTTTGATGCTGAAGCAGAGTTTCATTCACGAAAATTAACATATAATCCAATGAGTACCAATGTTGAAGATTATAAAACTGATTTTACAGTGCCACCGCCAAAAAATAAACCTGACCCATATGAAATAAAGAATGGAAAACCGCCAAGATTAACAACAGATGATAATATCGAGGCTTTATTAAATGATGAAAATAAAGCATTAGCACAAGCACAAATAGATAGACAATCATTAGAAACTAATCATGAACTAACATACAACGAAAGACAATATATATTTAAACAAGCATTTAATAAACAATATTACGAATCAACAGAAGAGCAAGATTATTGGTCTGCACGATCACAAATGATGGCTCGTTTAGATTTTGCTAATCAAGGATTAGACCCAAATACTGCTACAGATGCTGATAGAGCCGCGAATTTACATATGGATTTAAATCATTATTATGAATATATAGGAACATTACCAAGAAACAATGCGTTTTTAAATCCTGATGAGTATAAAGATGAATTAATTGTTGAAGTTGAAAAAGAAATAGCAGATGGATATAATCCAGCAGATGGAAAAAATTATTATAATGGAGTTGAAGTTACTGGATACGATAATTGGGTTAATGACCGAGATGAAGAAAGAATTAATAATAATAACATGGATAATTATTATGACGATCATCCCAATAGTGCTCCAGCAGATTATGTTCCAACATATATGAGAGGCGCTTAGCGAAGCGCACACGCAACTTCGTTTTTTTTATGCGAAGCGTCGCATACTCGCTTTTTTGGTTAAACTTGCGAAGCGTCGCAAACACGCTCATTTGGTTCGACCTTTTCTAAAGGTTGGTTTAAAGGTTTGTTTGGTTCAACCTTTCTCAAAGGTTGGGTAGCATAATTCAGGGCGTAATTCACAAATACTTTTTTCAAATGGATTAATAAATTGTGTTATTTTTGATTTTTCTTTTTTAGGTAATGGATACATTTTATTTAAAATAGGGTTTAATTTTTGAGTAACTGGTTCTAAATAATTTTCTACTTTATGACTACCTGTAAAATATTTTTTATTAACTTCTTTAGTCTTAACAATTCTAATATTCTTTTCAGTAAATTTAGATGTATTACTTAATAAATCAAATGTGTCTGTAAAATAAAACTTTGCTGTGCTTGGTTTAGTTCCTAACTTCTTTTCTATTAATGGTTCTAATGGAGTAGCACCAGCACTAAATACAACTGCTTTTTCACTATATCTATCACCAATATAGCGTGCAACTGTTCCACCTAATGAATGACCTGTTAAACTTATTTCATAATCAGGATATTGTTCTTTTACTTGTTTATAAACATTTTCACCAGTTCTAAAGCGACTAGGAACATAAGATAATATAGGGGTTTCTGCTAATCCAGCAGCTATTTCAAGGTCAGCAATGTCATCAGTAATATTTGTTAATGTGGAATCGGTGCCTCTAAATGCTACTACTATTTTCTGTTGTTCTTCATTAATAGCAGTTACATATTCAGGGTCTGTTAAATCTTCAACAACTTTATAACCAATATTATAATCATCTATCATCTTTTGAGTTTCTTTTGTATCACCAGTTTTATAATTTACATAGGCCGCTTTACTTAATACTGCTAATGGTTTATCTTCAACATCTACACTAGTTTGAACTGGTGTATTGTATCCACCGCCTGATTTTACTACTGCTGTTAAAAATGATGTAGCAACATCAATAGCAACAGGAAGACTTGAAGAAGACGAATTACCCCCAGTTAGATTTTCTACTCGCTCTTGTATGTTCGCCATTTATAATAAGGGAATAAATTAATTAATTAAATAAAAGTATTTAAAAAAATAATATATATGTAATGTATAAGTAATGAACCGTAGTTTAATTAACGATTTTAAAAATCAAACCCCTAATGTTAAGAAGAATATTAATAAAACTCATAGTGCGTTATTAGATGAATTAGATAGTTTAGAATTAACTATTAAGAGATGCGATTTTGAAACTGAATTTCCAAAACTAATCACAACAACAACACGAATTAAAATTATTAAAGATTTAATTATTTTATTTGATTATTTTAAACATAAGAATACTTTAGCAATTCCTAGTGAAGATAAAACTAATTTATTAAATACTATTAAAAGATGTAATAAAAGAATAAAGCTACACTTATATCAGTTAAAATTATTAGTTCCCCAAGAAGTTACAACTAATATAGATTACTTTGGAATGATAATTAAAATATGTTTAACAATATTATTAAAAATTAATTAAATAATAAAATTGATTTAGAAAAATATTTACATATATATATAAACTTAAATATGGTTAATATTATTAATGGAGTTAAACAATATACTAATTATCGCAAAGATTTTACACCTGAAGAAAAGGCTGCTTATAATGCTTATGTAGTTTCAAGAATGCAAGTATTTAGAAAGACCGAACATGGAAGAGAAGTAATAAATGCTAATAATAAACTATCATATTATAGAAGAAAAGAAAGATTAGGAATAGAGAGCAGACCAGTAGGAAGACCACGAAAAGAACAAACTGTGGTTAATTAATATTTAGGAATTATTTTAAACTTTTTTTATATTTATTTAGGAAAAAATAAATATAAATTAATTATTACATAAATATATTATTTAAAATAAAATTGATTTAAAAAGAAAATAATATATTTATGTAATATATAAAATAAAATGGCAAACAAACGGATCAATAAGAAAATAAGAAAAGAAGCTTTAGAACAACTCAACAAATTAAAACAATCTAACCAAGTAACCAATCGCTCATATGAAGCAATTAAGAAATCAATTGAAGAAGCAAGAATAGATGTTGTCAAGCGACTTCAGCAAAACTTTAATGTTTTAGCAAAAACTAAATCAACTGAAAAAATTACAAAAGGAACATTAAAAGAAGTTGTTGAAACCATCAAGCAAACACAACGAGGCAAAATAGCCAAATTAATTAATAAAAATTTTATTGATATAGCATTAGTAAAAGATTTTAACAAGAATAGAAAAGAAATTAAAATTAAGAATGTTACAAATGTTAAATTAAAAAGAATACTTAAAAATATTGATGCTACGAAAGGTGTTAGTCTTCGTGCTGGTAATAAATACTATACATTAACACCTGAAAAGATTAACATTCTAATTTCTAATGTTGATAGTTTCTTTGTGATAAATAAAATGCAACAAAATGGAAGTGATGTAGAACTTATTCAGGAAATAACTAACTTAAAAGAAGTTTCACTTATTCCATTTGAAAAGAAGAAAGATAAAAACCAAGGTGGATTTTTCAAGTATTATAATACTACTAATATTAATTTAGAAGAGTTCCAAATATACAACAACAAGCAACTTATTTATAATGAAAATTGTTTTGTATATGCTTTAATTCAATCAAATGCTCTTACAAATGAAGAAATTAATACTATTAAGTTTATGTGTGCTGGAATATTTGTTCCATGCAATAAAATTACTGAAATATGTGATAAGTTTAACTTAACTATTAGAGTTAAGATTATTATTGATAGAGATATAACTCACGCTGATATTAAAAAATATGGTAAAGGTGAGCGTATTATTACTATTGGTTTAATTGAAAAGCATTATTTTGCTATTAAAGAAATACCATTTACATTATATTCTATTAAGAATTACTTTGAACTAAAAGACATCGCTGACTTTAATAAAATTAAAGATGTTAATGGTAAGAAGTCATCTGTTAGAAACACAGATAGTTTTCAAGCAATTAAGTATATGTACGAAAATAAAGAAACCTATTTTACTCCTATGCCTTATGCTGATATGTTAGATACTCAATATGCTGATCCTACTAATGAAATTACATCATTAGAATATGATGAAACTGATACACAGTCAAATAAAATCTACAAGAAGAAGATAAATGGAAATACAATTTTAAGTTTTAATTTTGGTAAAGAAGTTCAGGAAAAGTTTGAATTAGTATTCTTTGATTTTGAAACAATTACAGAAGGAGAACATCATATTCCTTATTTAGTGTGTGATAGTTTTAGCAATAAAACTCATTATGGAGAAGATTGTGGAAAACAAATGTTATATTCACTATGTAATGATGTAGTTAAACACGATGTTACAACTATTATACTAGTAGCTCACAATGCTGGATATGATTATAGATTTATTATGAAATATTTAATGATGGATAGTGAAATTACGAGCGGTAAAAAATTACTTGAAGCAAGAGGGAAGTTCTATTATAAGAAAGGAGAATATATAAAAATTATTATTAAAGATAGTTATTCTATTGCTGGTTTAGGACTTGATAATTGGGGAAAGGCAATGAAAGTTCCAAGTGAAAAACAAATTATTCCATATGGATTATATACAAATGTTAATGTTAAAGCAAAATATGTAGATATAAATGTATGTAAATTATGGTGTGCTATTGAATACAAAAAGAAAAAATATTGTGAAGGTATTGAAGCTACAGAAGAAGACATCTTAAAGTTCTATATTACATTTATGGAAAATGCAAAATCATGGAATTGTATTAGTGATGGTAAAGTAAATATTATAGAATACTCTAAAAGATATTGTGATATGGATATTAATGTATTAAAAGAATGTTATACTAAAATGAGAATTTTATGTCTTGAAACTTTTGATATTGATATTTTAGATTGTATGAGTTCATCTCAACTAGCTCAACGATTTATGGAAATTAATGGAGTATTTGAAGATGTTTATATGGTTTCATCAACTCCTAGAGAATATATGATGAAGTGTATTGAAGGCGGACGAGTAATGTGTGCTGATAATGAGAAACATAAAATAGAATTATTAGTTGCTGATTTTGATGCTGTTAGTTTATATCCATCTGCTATGGATAGACTTGGTGGTTATTTAAAAGGAAAACCAAAAGTACTAAAAGATTTATCTTATGAGTTCTTAAAATCTTGTGATGGGTATTTCGTTCAAGTATTAATTAAGACTATTAAAACAAAGCGATCATTTAGTTTAATGAGTGATAAGAATGATGATAATATTAGAGTATATGATAATGAACTACCTAAAAAAATATATGTGTGTAAGCAAAAGTTAGAAGACTTAATACAATTTCAAGGTATTACATTTGATATTCTTAATGGTTATTATTATGATGAAGGTCGTAATTATAAACTGCGTGAAGTAATCCGATTCGCTTTTAATGAGCGTAAGAAATTAAAAGCACAAGGTAATCCATTACAAGAAGTTTATAAACTAATTATGAATGGAGCATATGGTAAGACTTTACAGGGAGCGTATGATGAAAAAATATCATTTATTTATGGAGAAGATAAATTAAATGCTTTTGTAGCAAAAAATTATAATTCTATTGATTATTATGTTCCATTTGGTGATGATGATTTTAAAAAATATAGAGTAAAATTAATTAAGCCAATTAATTCAGTATTTAATAATGTTCCATGTGGTGTTGAAGTTCTTGCTGTATCTAAAAGAATTATGAATGAAGTAATGTGTTTAGCGGAAGATAATCAAATGAAGATATATTATCAAGATACTGATAGTATGCACATAGAAGATAGACATATTAAAACATTAAGCGAGTTGTATAAAATGAAGTATAATAGAGAATTAATTGGAAAAGATATGGGACAATTTCATAGTGATTTTTCAAGTGATAAAATTGTAAAAGATATTATAGCAATTAAGAGCATCTTTCTCGGGAAAAAATGTTACATTGATGTATTAGAAGGACTTGATGATAATGGAATTGTAGTTCAAGATTATCACATTAGAATGAAGGGAATTAATAGCAGTGCTATTAAATATTACTGCTTGACTAATAAAATAGACGAATATGAATTATATGAAAAATTATATAATGGAGAAAAAATAAAACTGGACTTGACTGCTGGTGGTAATAAATGTAGTTTTGAATATAATAAAGACTACACCATAACTTCTAATAGTTCATTTATTAGGGAAGTATCATTTTGAGGCGCTCAAAGGGGAGCGCACCCCCTATATTTTTTATTTTGAGAGCGTGGAGAGCATAAAATAATATTTTTATAAATATTATTTTAAAAATGAGGGGAGGAAGGGGTCAAAAATATAGGCGATTGGGAGCGGTTCCAAATCGCCTATATTTTACTATGTAGT